CGCCTTTGCTATTCGAGCGCCAATGGTCCCCGGGGCACATCGCGCATGTTTGGCTGTACGCGGCAATGCACGCCTCGATGATTGCCATGCTAGTGCCAGCAAGAATCGGGGTGTTCCCGTTCTGCCACCAGTTCATACTCTCGCCAACACCGGCGGGTAGCCAGCCATGCGTCACTGGTAAGTAGTATGGGCCGGGCCGCCATTGGCCCTCAGCCGCCGCCTTGATGACGGCTGAGAGCGTTCGCCGGGCACGATCAACAAAGCCCATCAGTTCTTTGCTTGCATCGAGCGATGAGAATACTTGCCGCCGATATGCTGGACGGTGTTGCTCTTCTCAGTCGGATCAGGACCAGAGCCATCATTGGCCAGCTCGGGATGATGACCGAGTTTTGCCAAGTCGCACTCTTCCTGCGTCGGCGTTGGCGTGCCCTTGTTCTTCTCATGCTCCGCCATTTGTTTTTGCCGCTCGTCGCGCTCTTGCGCGAGCCGCTTCTTGTCTTCGTTCAGCTTGTCATTGCCGCCGCCGCGAGCCGCCGCCGGATGCTGCTGCGGTGTCGCCGACTGCGTTGTTTGATGTGGTTCGGTTGCCATGTGCAACGCTCCTGTTTGTTTGGTTCGGATCGGAATCGAGGTTTAGTACCACCGGTACTAAAACCCGATTTTAGCTGCCCCATGCCGTGCTCGTCATCCAGGCAACAACCGGACGGCGCATCACGAAATTCATCGGCAAGATGAGGCGAAGGGCAAGCGAATCCGTTTGCCACAGGCTTTTGACCGGCGTTGCCGCGACCGGAGTCCCGGTCGGACCCGACACGATGTCGGCCGGAGTCGTATCCTCGAAATGGAGAGTCGCAGTATCGCTTATCTCCATCCTTGGTCCTTCACTCCCAACTGACGTGAAGTCGGCAGCGTCGACCATGATCGCCATGTTGTTGGGCACGGTTGCAGATTCAATCAACGCGGCTTTGCCGATTCTGCCAGCGTTGACCATTTCCGCCAGCGGCCAGAGCGGAGCTGCTGCGGCCGGTGGCTGCATCGTGCTCAAATCCATAGCCTGTTGCGGATTGAGCAGCAACGCGGGCTTGCGCACGTTACCGAGCGTCAGCGTCAGCAGCGAACCATAAAGCGCACGATAATCGGCAACGAAGGCATTGAAGCCGGGCGTTAGCGCCGATGGCGTCAGACCGGCCTGATAGGAGCGGAGTCCCGGCGGACGAATTGCCGTCGCGACGTTGTTGTCGAGCAGGACGGTATCGAGTGCGACCGCGGTGTCATCGAGCACAGCTTGACGCAACAGACCTTCGATCGCCGGAATCGAGTGCTCCCCCATCTCCCTTGTCCACGGCACAATCACGGCCATCTTTTTAGGGACCAGGGTTTGCGAGGCGAACGCAGTCTGCCGGACCGGGATCGGAGCGCCTTCACCGACGAACGAACCGGACACCGCGGGCGTCAAGTTGCGGGTCGGGATGATGATGCGGCCCGACGCACCAAATGAGAGCGCCAAGCCCATGCCTTCGAGTTTCGGGTAAACCGAAACGGGATGCAACGCTTCCATAAATTGGGCCCAGATAGTTTGAACGAGTTCTTGGGCCCATCCGGCGACCGTGGTCATTGCCGGAGCGCTGGCGGCTTTCAGCACCATGTCGCAGACGACGCGCGTCACTTCATCATCGCCGTAAACTTTCTGACGCATGGCGTCGATGTCGGCGCCCTCTGCCTTCGAGCGGCAACGGATCAGCGCAGCACGCCACAGATAGTCGAGTGGCTCGGGCTTTTTCGAAGCGCGCAGCGTCAGCCCTGCGGGCGGCCGGGATGATATGCCGCCGCCATTGTTGCTCCTATGCATCTCGCCGGAGTCGGAAGCACCGGAGCCGTTTTTGGCTTCAAGCGCCTTCAGGCTGGCGAGATGCCGCTGCTGCCTCTCGATCTGAGATGACAGCTCTTCGGTCCGCAGCATTTGCTCATCGGTCGGATCGTCATCGTCGATCGCCTCGATGTGCTTATCGCGCTGATCTTGAAAGGCGAGCAATCGCTTCTCGCCATCTTGGATTCTCTGGGAGAGTAACATGGGTTTTTCCTTTCGCTCTCCGCGTTTGGCTTCGGCATGCTCGCCGGTTGGTTCGTTCTGTTTGCTCCGCTTGTCGGCATGCTCGCCGCGGAAATCCCTGTGCCTCACGCCCATGTCGGCATGCTCGCCGAACGCGAGACGAAGGGTCGTCGGACTGACGTTGAGGCTTTTGGCAACGGCCAGCGCATTGGGATTTGCTGGCACCGCAACCAAAGATGCCTCGACCAGTTCGTGAGAAATGAATCGGGTCCCGCCCCAGGGGTCTTTTTTGTTGATCGGCTCGTGCTCTTTCGGCTTAAAGCCGACTGAGACCGCGCGCAGAATATCGGCCTCGACGAGCTTGCGGATTTCATCAATGCGCGGGCTCGTGCCCTTCGGCGCCAGGACGAGGTCGCCGCGCAAATCGTCGTCGCTGATGCGAACGTTGGCCCATTTGCCGATCACGAACATTTTGTCGTGACCGAAAAGCGCGATCGGGTTGTTTTTGAAGGCTGAGATATCGAAGCCCTTCGGCTCGACGATGTCACCAAACCGGTCAGGGGTAGAATCCGACAAGACGAACTCCATGCCGCTATTAGGCGTCGCGTGGGTCTTGAACATCACCGGGCCCGCGCGGTCCTCGCCGTCTGATTGCTCCCAAGCGAGCTGGCAGGCTTCCTCGATTTCGTCGTCGTCCATGTCGCTGTCGGACATTTCGTCTTCGCAGCGCTCGATAAAATCGTCGTGGCTTTCGTCCGGGTCAGGATCGGGCGCAGCGGCGCGGACGAGATGATTGCGCAGCACCGCCATTGCCGCCTTGTCGTCGATCGACGGTGGTCCGACGAGGTCGATCTTCTCTTTCCATGCCGCCGTGATGCGCGAGCGAATGCGGCGCATCTGCTCGTCGGTATAGAGCTTGCCGATGTCCGGCTTGCTGGCCGCATGCCATGCGACGCGAATCTGATCGGCCTCATCGAGCGGGAAGCGTTGCTTGCCATCGGCCTGATAGCCGGTGTCGGCGAAATCCTTGCTCGGCGGCTTTTTGCCGCCCTTGGCGTCGCGCCACATGGTCGAGCAGGCGGCGACGGCCTGATCGTTCGGCCGCTTGGTTCCACCGTTCTGACCCATCATTTCCGGCACACATCTGGCCATCCAATCGGATTGGCTTTCGTCCTTGCCAGGTTTGATCGGCATGACGTTTTCTCCGCGTTAACTATGAAACGGAACTCAGTGGCAGCCGCCCCCGAACAAGCCTATATTCAAGGCTCGTCTTAAGGAGTCAGAGGTCCCAAATGAGGAAGTTTTTGATCGCCGCAGCGATCTGCTGCGCCGTTGCGCCTGCGAACGCGCAACAAACAACGTTCTATGGTCCGCGCGGTGAGGTCGCCGGGCGAGCTGCTACCGACTCGCAACACACAACGACCTTTTATGACGCTCGCGGCAATGTCACGGGCCGCGCATCGGCGCCCTCGAACAACGGAGGTCGCCGATGAGGATCTTCATCAGTCACGGCACCTATGCTCATCTTCGCTCCGCCATACGTGCTGCTGGCGGAAAGATGTCGGGGCTCAACGTACTCAAGCGCCGCGGCATGGCCGCCAAATCGCAAGTTCGCGGCGTGTATCTGATCGATACCTCTCGACCGATTCCGCGCCGGGAGATCCGCCGATGAAAAGGCTAAGCGCACTACTCATCGTCGTCGCCGCGCTCATCGGCGTGGCCACACCCGCGGCGGCGGTCGACGACACGGCGCCCGATCAAGTCATGACCAATCAAGCTTGGCTGACTTATTACGTCGCGGCGGGCCGCTGCCCTTTCACCGAGAAGCAGCTCAATCAGCTCCACGACAAGGCGAAGACTTTAGCCGAGCGGTTGCACACCGTGCCGATCATCGGAGCGTCCGGCGACACAATGCGCGGACTGATCGTCAACGATTCAAGAATGCGCGGCGCGTTTGATGGCAATCCGATCGACGTCAACGCTTTCTGCATTCTCACGAGGACAAAGCTATGAAGACCATCATCGCCGCCGCGCTCGTCGCGACGGCTTTCTGTTATCCGGCGCTCGCCGGTGACGAATGCGTCTGCGTCCGCGCCAATGGCGCGACGACCTGCAGCAATGCGTGCATAAAATCCGCACCATCCGCCGCGATCGACCTTCTCAGACGCACCTATCCCGATTTGATGGTCGAGCAAGGCATCAATCTGCAGACCGACACTAAACCGACTGTAGATTTCTGGACTCCGACCGCGCACATCGCCTGTCGTATCAAGCTCGGCACACCAATGGTTATCGATCGCTGCCGACAGGTTCACGGCTAAGGGAGGTAAACAATGCTTCTAAAACTCAGCGCCGCTTTACTGGCGATTTTCTGCTCGACCTCATCTTATGCCGCCGACAATGTGATCCGCCCGCAGTGTTGGGAAGAGAACGTCAACGGCACGCCCGAGCGGCATTGCGAGGTTCGCCGAGCGGAGCAACCGCCGCCCGCAGCTCGTCCAGCTCAGCGGCCGTTATACGCTAACGGAGCGCCGCCGCCTCCGCCGCCCTCGATCCGGCCCTATACCGGGCCCGCATCAGAAGCGCCGCGCTACTGGTCGAACGGCACCGGGCCGTTTTATCCGCCGCCGGGGCCCGCTTACTACGAGCTGCCGTACTACGCCGCGTCACCGCCCTATCCCTACTATTACGGGGCGCCTTGCTGCTACGGGCCCGGCTTCGCCTTCGGCTTCGGTCCATTCCGGTTCTGGATTCCGTGAGCGGACTCCGATGTCTAAGAACAAACAAACGCATTTAGTCGAGTTCGACGGACATACGATCTGTTCTCTTGATGTGTGCCTCGACGATCTAAAGGAAAGTCTCGATTATCTGAGATGGGCGGTTGAAAACCGACAAAAGGAATCGTTCGAAAAGCATGCAATGTTTTTCGAAGCGCTGATGGACGAGTTGGAGGCCGCCATCGGGCTACTTGAAAACATCAGGCCGCCGACAAGAAAATATTCGTCCAAGAGCAATTACGATGACCGCAATGACGATGGTAGCTAACGGGCTCGCCGCCATGGCGGCAGCGGAGCATGAGAAAGCCCTGCTTTGTTTCGATCAGGCGATCGCATTAGAGCCCGGCAATCCCTCGCACCATTGGCATCGCGGCATCGCGCTGCTGGCGCTCGGCGACTACGATTTCGGCTTTGCGGCGATCGACGGCGATTTCCAAAGTGTCAACGATCATGCCTTCCGGTCGTACGACATTCCGCGCTGGAACGGCGAGGAGCTTGGCGAGCGCCGCATCGCCATCTTTCACGAATGGGGCTTGGGCGATTCGATCATGATGCTGCGGTATCTGCCGCGCTTCGAAACCGCGACCGCTATCGTCCCTTCTCCGTTGGCGCCCCTAGCGCGTTCGCTCGGCGCCGATGTCTGCGGCGATAAAATTCCGATCGAGTTCTTTGATTGCTATTGCCCGATGATGCGCTTGCCGCGCTACTTCGACGGCATTCCACTGACGCCGTATCTGATGCCCGACCCGACGCTGCAGCAGTATTGGCGCCGATGCTTGGACGGCAAGCGGCGCATGGGCATTGCATGGTCGGGCAATCGCAAGCACAAGCGCGACGCGACGCGCTCGATAGCGCTCGATCAGTTTCTCGACTTGCTGCCCGCTCACGACTGCGCGCTTTACAGCCTGCAAAACCATGAGCAATCAGACGCCATGATGCGCGGCATTGCGGCGTTCGAATTCGATAGCTTTGCCGATGTCGCGGCGCTCGCCTCGTTGATGGACGTGATTGTTGTCGTCGACACCGCATGCGCCAATCTGGTTGGCGCCATCGGCCATCCCAACGCCCACGTCATGCTCGACTATGCCATGGACTGGCGTTGGTATCGCGGCGATGACTGGTATCCAAGCTTGCATCGCCATCGCCAGCCGCGCCCCGGCAATTGGACGAGCGCGTTTGCCGGGCTTCGCGATGTAGTGACTAAGGCCCTAAAATGAGCCACGTCACCAAGCCGATCGGCCTGACGCGGCACACGTCCGAGCTGGTCTTGTTGTTCCTCTCCACCATCGGCCGTCCGGCGCGCACCAGCGAAGTGCGCCGCGCGATCGTCGCCATCAGTCCGGATTCCGCTTCGCCGATCTACGGCGCGCTCGGCGATCTAGTCACCGCGGGTCGCGTCAAGCGGCTGACGCACGAACGCGATGCACTGCTGGCGATCAGATGAAACGGAACGCACTCAAAGCGATCTTAATAGCAACAGCCGTGCTTTTGATAGCTATAGCGCTGTCGTTCACCATGCCTGTTTCACACCGCCAATGTTGGGAACTCGAATGTTGGGATACGCATGGTAAACCGACACCCTCGTTTTGCGGGATCATAGGGTGTGAGGACCCGCGCCGTCCAATGGGTGAGCAAGGGAGGCGACGATGATCAACTGGTTCAAGTGGAAGTGGCATAACTGGTGGTACCCTTTTGGAGACACAAAGATGAACCGGCTCGAAATGAAATGGGATTATTTTTTGTGGAGATGGGGGTTCAAAGAATACCCAGAGCTGTAAATGAGCCTCCAGGACCTCGCCGATGCGATTGATCCTGTTCGTGGGCATGCTCGCGTGGGGCACCGTGGTGCGCTCTGGCAACGAGGCGCTGCTCATATTGATCGGCTTGATCGGGGTCGGTTGGTGTTGGGCTCACGCGAGTTCAAAGCTTGAAAGACAGGAATACCGAGCGCGCGGACCCGTTCGGCGATCATTTGTTAGGTCCGCACTGGGAGAGCAAAATGCGGAAGTTACTTGGAATAACAATCGGGATGTTCTTTGCTGGCCTTGTGCTGTGGGCACTTGCAGCAAACGCCACACCGCTCGCATCGGCGGCTAACAAACAACTGCAGCAGCAGAGCGATACGCTCGCGCAAACCTGCTATCGCCTGCCGGGCGGCCGCATCACCTGCTCGCAGCGGCAGCAGACCAATCCATCGAACGGTCAGTGAAGATCGGGCCCGCCGACAATCTCGGCGGACCCTTTTGTTTGTTGATCTACTTCTTACGACGAGACGGCGTCGGCGCCGGGAAGTTCGGTACCCCGACTAAGACCCATCCGTTTTCGTCGTTCCAACCGACATACCAATCGAAGAGCCCGTCGCCTTCTTCCGGCGGCGTTTCCGGCGGGATCACGATCGGGTGCTCGGGACGGCCCGGCTTGGGCCAAATTTCCGGCGGCAACGGGATGACGATCGGATGCTCCGGATGCGCGCCATCGGTCGGCGGCAGCGGTGGCAGCGCGATCGGATGTTCCGGATGACCCGGATCAACGATGATCGGCGGCCCCCCATCGGGCGGCTGCGGCCAGATAATCGGTGGAATCGGATGCTCTGGATGTCCGGGCCACCATGGCGGCACGCTAGGCGGCAGCACGATCGGATGTGCCGGACCGCCGCCGGGTGCGATCGGATGCGCCGGATGTCCCGGCGATGGCCAAATCACGACTGGCGGCTTACCCGGCTCGGTCGGCGGGATGACGATCGGATGAGTCGGGAATCCGGGATATGGGCCCCAAATGCCGGGCGGCAAACCCGGTTCGGCTGGCGGGAGCACAATTGGATGAGTCGGGAAACCGGGAAGCGGTCCCCAGATGCCGGGCGGCTGTCCACCGGGCGGCTGTCCACCACCGGGCGGCACCGGCGGCGCGTCACCTTCCGCCCACGTGATCCATGCTAATTTCGAAGGCATATGCTTTGACTCCTGTTTGCGAAATTTTGGGATGAGCCCGCAATCCCGGCGGGCGCGGGTGATACTTCGATGTTTTAGGGCATTCCTGACTCCGCTTGTGGATAGCTTACGAAAGTGATTGTGCAAAGTTCCGAGACACCTGTATGAAGCGAGTGCGCGGCTAGAGCCGTCCCCGCTCGAACGGTCCCGCTTATCGCACCCCCTCACCCCCAAGCTGGACCTGCCGCGCACTCACGATTTCATTCGTATTGCCACGTTCGCGGCCGATATGAGGCGGCGACAGTTATCCACACTTCCTTTGCACTGGTTTATTTTACACTGCGGTCGGGGCGATCAGCTCTTGTACGCTGGCGAACATTTCATCGGCTTCGGGCATGACCTCCGCTTCCTTGCGATTGATTGGGCCCCAATGCTGACGGCGATTGCGCAATCCCACTGCCGCGGTCTCGACCGCGAACTGCGGGCAATTCTTCGCCATCTTCTGATAATCGTAGCCATCGCCCGCGCCGTAGCAGCTCCAATCCGATTGGCTACACGATACGCCTTGCTTGAAGACTTCGAGCGAGCAGCGACCGGCCGGACAGCCGTCGAACTGATCGAATAGCTTCTGCATTTCTGGCGAGCTGCTGACCATATTCCAGCTCATTTGGAAAAGCCCGGCCTCTGCGGTGTCGCTCGATACATTGTCGGCGCTCATATCGCGTCCGACGCAATACTGTCCGCTTGACTCACGCATGCCCAAGCCCATCAGCAGCACGAACAAATGGCGCAGCGCCTCAAGCCCATCGCGCTCGTTGCTCATGCCGTTGTCGGCGAAGACGTCGGCGTACCATGCCAGCGCATCGAGGTCGGGCTCATGCGTGCTCGCCTGCGCCATCTCACGCGCCGAGGTATCTTCGAGCAACCACTTTTGCACGACGATCGCAAAAGCGATGGCCATGCCGCGGATATAGGCCCCGGGCGCGACGCCGCGATCTTTCCAGTCGTAACGCGAGATTGTCGAGTCGTCAGCGATCTGCATGACGGCGAGTTGTACCGGGCCGTCGAGCGGCGGCGGCAATGGCGGCGGATAGGACGGCAGATCATAAACCGACTCGAGCGCCGCCCATGTATCCGGGCCAACGATGCCGTCATCTTCGAGGCCACCGTCGCGCTGGAATGCCATCACCGCGCGCTCGGTGATCGATCCGAAGTCGCCGTCGATCGGCTCGACCTCAAGACAGGTCTGCACGGTGATGACGTCGGGACCGTATGAGCCGCGGCTAATGGTCGGTCTGGTCATCGCTTTTTGGTTTCCCCGTCACTGTAGCGGCGGCCAAATCCGATCAGTGATGAACGCCAAGACCAACGCCACGAAGCTGATAAACATCAGCGCCGCGGCGACTTGAAATGTGAAGCGATCAGGCCGCCAAGGAAAACGCATTGAGGTTGCTCGCGTGGAAGAAGTGCACCATCGGTGCGCCGAGCAAAAGACTTGCGACACAGATGATGAAGACCAGCAAACAGATCAAAAGATAAATTTGCTGGATGTTCCAGGGGATAGGCCATTGGAAGATCGAGGCGACCCACGCCACGATCGCGCCGAGCAGCACGAGGATTGCCACAAGCAAGACGCAGTTGAGCAGTCCGATCAGGATGCCAGCGAGGGACATGGCGGCCTCACCATTGTTGATAGTGATATTCGTAATAGGGTTCGGCGGGCTGCGGAGCTGGCGCAAGGCGCCGCTGTTTCGGATAGCCGACGCAATGGCCTGCGGTGTCGCACTCAACAACGCCGCGGCCGAAGACGCAGCCATAGCGGCCGTCTGCATGATGATAGAATATGCCGCGTACGTGCGTGCATCTTTGCTGGACGGCTTCCGCGCTTTGTGGCGGGAGCTGATAGACCTTCGCCGTTGCGCTCGATGCGATCAGACCCGCGGCGGCAAGTAGATACAGCGGCCATAGGCTTCGTTCTCGACGCAGACGTGGCAATCGCCATCCTGACTGACTTTCAGCACCGAGCGGTCGAAAAAGATCGCGTTCCATGTGAAGCCCGTAGCTGTCGTGCTGATTTCGCCGCACGGCACCGGGTGACAGTGCTTGTTGGCGCAGCATTCCGCCGAGTAGAATGAATGCACGAAGACGAGCAGGGCGAGCAAGCGCATTTGGTCTAGCGCACCATCTCGATTCTCTCGCCGTCGTCCATCTTCTTGTCTCTCAATTGACTTAAGATCGCGGCCGCTTCTCCCGGCGAACTGTATGGGCCGTTATAGAGGCCGACCTCGTCCCAAATCTGCCAGCCGTCTCTAGCGCAGATAATCCGCATCTCGCCATGTGGTCGGGTCGGATCGCCGGGTGGACCGATGACACTCATATTTCAGTCTTTGAGTTGGCGGTCCCGCTCTCGTTCGGCATCGCATTTTTGCTCGATTAGATACGCGTGAATGATCGCGCGCCCCAAAGTAGCGTTGCCGATGTTGGCTTCCTTCGCCAGCGCTTCGAGCTGGTCGAAGTCGGCGGCCTCAAGCGCTATTGTCACGGTTCGCACATCACCGGCGAACGTCACCGCATGCTGTCGCCGACCATAAGAGCGCTCGAAACGCATCGGGGAGACTCATCGACAAACGCGGGCGCCACCGACAAAAACGCAATTTCGGTGCCTGCGATAGTGATCATCGTGCTCGCGGTAGCGGTCACGCTCATGGTAGCGCTGGCCTTCATGGTAGCGCTGGCCCTCATACTGTCGCGGACCGCCGCCGCCAATGTCGACGTCAACACGCTGTGCTCGCGCCGGGACGATAGAGACGAGAAGGAGGAGAACCATCATTGCGATTTTAGTCATTGGAGTCCTCTTACGATCGACCCTCCGATGTCCCCGAAAGCGATTTCAACCGATCAGCGCCTCGACATCGAATAAGCGTTTCTTGGTCGGCGCCGCGCCGATCGCCATCACCAACGCCACGGCACCGTCGATCCGGCCGGTGGATTTCTTCTTGTCGAGCTTGCGGTTGCCCGCCGGATCGCGGGCGATCACCGCGTTCATCATGTTCGAACTCAACACCGGATGCATGCCGTGGCGAAGCCGCTGCTGCAGGATGATGGCTTCCAGCTCGCGGATCGCGGGCGACATCGATTGCCAGCCCTGCCGGAATTCCAAGAACCGGTCGGCGATCGACTGCTCAGAAAATCCGGCCGCCAGTAGCCACGGTTTTAACTGGCTGAAATTCCACTTGTCGAACGCGATCTTGACGACGCGATGCCGCTTGAAGATGTCATCAAATAGGAATTTTGCGACATATTCATAACTGACCACCGGGCCGGGCGGCGCCTGCAGATAACCTTGCTGCACCCATAGATCATACGGCGTGCGATCGCGCTGCGCCTTGTCGAACAGATTGTCGCCGGGCAACCAAAAAGTCGGTTTGACGTGCCACGCCTCGCCGATGCGGCTGATCAGAACGAGCGCGGTAAGATCGCTCGTTTCCGACAGATCGAGGCCGCCATAAACTTCGCGACCGTCCAGACTTTCAACCCCTCCACCGCATTCCTTCCATTTGCTCGGCGCGATAAACGGCGACGCCGCCTCGACGCGCTGATTAAGGATGAGATTGCGGAACGCCGACTCGCGCGCGGGCATGCGTCGCGCATCATCAGCCATCGCCACGATTTCATCGGGATTGAGAAAATTGCCAAGCGCCGGATTGGCAAGCTTGATGGTCTCCAATGCGAACGGGTCAAGCCGGTCATCTTTGGGCACCGTATAGAGCGAACAGATGACGCGGGGATCATGCGCCGCCATCGCGTCATCGATCAGGATACTCAAGAGATCGCCGTCGCTCGGCGCCTGCGTCGAGATAACGAGGCTCAGCGGCCGAGCTTGTGCGCCGGTGGCGGTTTCGAGCGCCTCGTATAATTCGCTGCGCGGGCCGCGTACCTGACCCAGCTCATCGTGCACAATGAAGGACGGCGATAAACCATAAGCCGTCGACGCTTCCGCGGACAACGCGCGATAGGACGAGCCCACGTCAGGGCAAACGATCTGCTTGAGGCCATCCTTAATCGTCAGCCCATCGGCGATCTGTGGCGACATCCGCGCCATCTTCGCCGCCAGATGGAAGATCAGCGCCGCTTGGTCGCGGCTCTGCGCCGCGCTGTAAAGCTGCGAGTTCATTTGTCGCGCCGGGCCGCACAGATGGTTCAGCAGCAGCATCGCCGCCAGCGCCGTCTTGCCGTTCTTGCGGCCGAAACTCAGGATCGCGCGCCGCGTCCCCACCGGGTTGTCGTAAATCCGCAGAATTTCTTTCTTCTGCCAGTCCGCGAGCAGGACCTTCTTCCCCAGCCACCGGCCCTCCGGCACGTAAAGCCGCTGCTCGATCCATTTGACCGTCTGCTGCCCGAGCGTCGGCAGACTGCTCGTCGGCATCGACGTCCCATGGCTTGGCGGCGTGTGCTGCTGTCCGTTGGCTCCTGCCATGTGCCATCACCGGGTCGATTTGCGCGATGTGCGTTAGCCGCAGTTTCGACGATAGGTTGCCGATGATTGTCATCAGTCCGGCGCGCATCTTATGCGCCTCGCGGTAGCGCTTCCATTTGACCGCCGATGACCGGTTCGAAACCCTGCCTATCTCGTCGCTCAAGCCAACGAACTCGACTGTGGCCTCGCACAAAGCCATCAACACCGGCCATGTCTCACGTCGGAACCATTCCGGCGGCATCCGGCCGACAATCGCCCGCCATTCGGCTTGCGCCGCCGCCGAAAGCTTGCGCGGGGCCTCCGGACGCTGGCCGGGAAGGACCGGGAATTCGTTCTCCGGATGGAACCCGGGTTTTGAGCCCTCTGCAACCACCGATAGATGCGTGGAACTCTTGGGAACTTGGCGCTTGACGATCGTCACGGCAGTTTCCTTCTAGCTTTCCCCCTGTTCCGAGAATTTTATTTCGGCGCCATATCCTAGGATTAAAATCAGCAATTTTAAAC